TAATAACCGGGGGATTTTTACTACTTTAGAGGAAACTTTTGTAAAAAGTCCTCGTATCGTTCTCCATTACTTTGTCCTGGGTATATCTTCCAAGAAGACCAATCCTTACCGCCATTTGTCATGTGGTAAGCAATTTGGGCGTTCTTAACTGGATCAAATAGATCCTTGTCACTTTCTAGGCTGAATTTCTCTCGCCTAGCTTCCCCTAGGCTACCAAGCATGTTTATCTGGAAAATTCCATAAGAATTATCTCCAGTGCTTGTGTCTCCATTATGGGCTTTTGGACGACCGTTAGATTCCTTCTTGGCAACCGCCCAGGCAATCCTGAGGGCTTGTCCTTTGAACCCTACCTGGCTGAGTAGGTCTTTAAGGTCTTGGTCTGAGAGCTCGGTGGCTCCTCTGTATAGGTCTAAGCCAGTTTTTACTGGCACGGCCACAGTTACAGTAGATCCGTCTGATTCAGCTGCTAGAGCTGGCGGTATCCACGGAAGTGCGGCGCATAGTACGAGTATTCCAATTTTTTGTTTAACATTACCTTGCACACTATCTCCTAGGCTAGAAGGCCAGTTCTGACCCTATGTGTGTCACTCACATGAGGCAACTTAACGTCTGTCTGTTAAGTTCGTACTGCAACCCTTTTGTTACGTAGTTAGTGATGGCCCAGTTGCCTGGGCCATGGATATACCGTAGCAGTAAATACAGGGGTCACGCAACCGTTGAGTGTGATAAAAAACATAGACTACGTGTAAACTAGGGTCGAAAAGGAGCTACATATGAAATTATCTTGGGAAGAGTACAAACTCAATATCAGCAACGCTACCAGCGAGCTGCCAGTAGTTACACCACCTCCAGCGCCTTCAATTGAAGAAGTTGTTAAAGAGGAAGTAAAAGAAGAAGTAAAGCCAGTAAAGAAAAAAGCACAGGCAGAACCTGAAGCACAGCCAACTGAATGAGAATTGAACGGATCATAACTCGTCAAGGGCACCCAATACCAGGTAAGGTAACTCAACCTAGGGGGCCCTTTCCACCTGAGCTATTAGCTGAACCTAAGATCATATATGAGTATGATCGACAGTCTGATAGCGGGGAAGAAGATCTTCCTGTTGAAGGAACCGCACAAAATAACTTTAAAGAAGCAAAGTGGTTTAGTTGTAACGCTTGTCAAATAGTATTAACCGAATCTCAAACTGAGACGCATATTTGCGGGGAGTGATTACGTGGCAGACAAAAAACTAACTCCAGCGCAGAAAGCTGCCAGAAAAGCAAGATCTGAGATAGGCAAGGTAAGAAACCAGGTAGATCAGCAAAAGTACTTAGCTGGTTTGCCAGCTAATGTGCGTAGCGCCTACGAAAAAGGTCGATACGACTTTACAGAGGTTTTAGATACCTTTGGCTCAGATATAGATAAAAACATTGACGTTAGAGGCGCTAACTACAATATCGATCAAACTGGCCCTTACAGGGTTGGAGACGATGCCCTAGCTATCTACCCAGAAGACGATCCAGCATACAACCCTGCGCCTTTTGATGATGAAGAGTTTACAGAGGTACCAACACAAACCAGCATGATAGACCGGCCAAGAACTGTTGCCGCATCTTATTCTCCAGAAAGATCTGTACTAACCCTAGTATTTAGAGATTCTACAATCTATAACTACTACGACGTTACTATTGAAGAGTGGAGAGATTTTAAGCGGTTAAGTACTAAGTGGGCCTACATATCAGACTACTTAAACTTTAAACCACGAGGTCCTGCAAATACCACGGACCTACCACCTAAACTAAGGTACCTAGCTTACAGAGGCGCAAGAGCACTTCAGATAAAGAAGAACACATGAGAACACGAGACGTAGGCAATTTTTACTGGCATAACCTTACTTACCCATATAAGCCTAAAGGTTTATGGGAAACGGCAGATACTCAAGAAATTGACCCTCCGTTCAGAAGAGGCCACGGGTTAGCAATTAGGGTACCATTTACCCGTAAAGCTATAGTTATAGGGCGCTGGAAAGAAACCGGTTACTCAGAAAATCAAGCACTAACCTATGCAATAAACGGTAGGGGTTTGAAAAAGGATGAGGTCGATTGGGATGTTATTCGGTCTATAGATTTGGAGAAAGAATTAAATGTTAAAAAAGAAGAAAGAACAAAGAGAGAAAACAAAGCTTGAAAAACGAGTTGCCAGCCTACCTAGCTCTGAGTTAGTTGGTTGGTCAGAAAACTCCCTTTACGCGGTTAGTCGTAACTTATCAGCTTGGCAAAAAAGTGGGGACACCTTTTACTTAGAAGAAGCAAACGTGGGTATAGAAGCCCTTAAAGCAATAGTTGATACCTTACGTGAGAGGGCGCAATGAAAGAAGATTTTGACTTTGAGGACTTTGAGGACGACGAAGAAGAGAGCGAACTCGAAGATTTAGACTAAGTCGATCATTCTGTAAATGAGAACTACGACTATGACGACGTAGAAGAGTTTGAGAAGCTTCACAAAGAAGAAGAGTTAGATGAGCTATCTAAAGAGTTCGTTGCTCTCCTTGTAAATAAGATCATGGATTTCATGGTTATCCTAGTAGGCCATGACCTACACCCGTATCAAAAGCCTTTGGCTCGCCGTATTATCGAGTCGGTAATTGTTAACGATGGAGAAGAAATCACAGCCCTTGCCTCACGTCAGTCAGGTAAGTCAGAGACCGTAGCAGATACTGTGGCTACTCTAATGGTTCTTCTACCTCGCCTAGCAAGAATGTATCCAGAGCTATTAGGTAAGTTTGCAGACGGCATTTGGGTGGGAATGTTCGCCCCTATTCAAGCTCAGGCAGAAACTCTGTTCTCTAGAACTGTATCTCGTTTAACAAGTGAGCGTGCACTAGAAGTTCTAGGAGATGCTGAGATTGACGATATGACAGTCAAAACCCCTGGAGTAACTCGAAACATTAAGTTAAAGAACTCTGGTTCAAGTCTTATGATGATGACCGCTAACCCTCGTGCAAAAATTGAATCTAAGTCTTTTCATTTAATGGTTATCGATGAGTGTCAAGAAGCTGACGACTTTATTGTCTCTAAGTCTATTGCTCCTATGGGTGCGTACTACAACGCTACTATGGTAAAGACAGGCACCCCAACTACATCAAAGAATAACTTTTATAGGTCTATTCAATTAAACCGTCGTAGACAGACTGGTAGATCTTCAAGACAGAACCATTTTCAATGGGATTGGAAAGATGTAGCAAAATTTAACCCAAATTATGAGAAGTTTATTAGAAAAGAGATGCTCCGCATCGGAGAGGATTCAGATGAGTTCCAGCTTTCGTACAACTGTAAGTGGCTTTTGGAAAGAGGTATGTTCGTCACTTCTTCGATTATGGATGATCTCGGGGATACTTCCCAAGAGCTTGTTAAGAATTGGCATAGGTCTCCCGTCGTCGTTGGTATTGACCCGGCTAGAAAAATGGACTCTACGGTTGTTACTGTTGTCTGGGTTGACTGGGATCGCCCTGATGAGTTTGGCTATTACGACCATCGTATTCTAAATTGGATGGAAATCCAGGGAGATGACTGGGAAGAGCAGTATTTCCAAATAGTTAACTTTTTGGGTAATTACGACGTGATGGCAGTCGCTGTAGACTCAAATGGAGTTGGCGATGCGGTAGCTCAAAGATTGAAGCTTTTGCTGCCTAGAGCTCAGGTTATCTCCTCTCTTTCTAGCCCCACAGAGCAGTCAAAGCGTTGGAAGCACCTCCAAGCCCTAATTCAGCGCCAAATGATATCTTGGCCAGCCCATGCCAAAACTAGAAGATTACGTATGTGGAAGCGTTTCTACCAACAAATGACTGACGCAGAAGTACAATATAAGGGTCCTAATTTCTTAGTGGCTGCTCCTGAAGAGGCGCATGCCCACGACGATTTTGTGGATTCGTTAGCCTTGGCTTGTTCTTTGACTCAAGAGATGGTTATGCCTACCGTAGAGGTAAGTGCGTCCCCCTTCTTTAAGTAAAGATTTTTGAGTTTAGGCAGAAAAGTTTAAGTATTAGTACCAAACTCTTACTTAAGGATCCTTAACCTATAGGAGAAAATATAAATGGCAGAAAACATTGCGCCAGTACCATCGTTCCCAGAGCGCACGGGAGCAACTTACGAGCGTAAGATGTCAGCAGCACAAGCAGGACTTCGTGGTCCACTTCGTTTTGAAGAAGGCGTAGCTACTGATACCGACGTTCCAAATGACTTCCAGCTAGGTCTTAACCAAGGTTATGACACACCAGCTGGTCGCCCAAACCATAACCTCAACGTTATGGAAAAGTACCCAGAAGAGACCATGCGAGCTCGCGCTCACGTTGGATCTGCTTCTTGGGTAGAGGCACCTACATATGTTGGAGAGTTCTCAACTGGAACTTTTAGCGACTATGCAGAGACCAAAATTGAAGAAGTATTCCGCTCAGGTTCACGCTATCAGCGTATGAACCCTGCAGCTGTTGCTGACTAAATAAGATATACTTTATAGGTACCCGGCTTCGAACTCTTTCTCCGGAGCCGGGCACCTGTAATTATTTAGGAGATAAATGGCTAAGGTAGCGGCGAATCAAAAGCTATGGAATAGCTTGATGCGACAAGCGAAAGCTAAGTATCCCACAAAACGTCCGGGTGCTGGAACTAATAGAGCAGCTAACAAGTGGGCTAGTCAAGAATATTCTAGACAGGGCGGAGATTGGGTAAGCTCAATCAAAGAAGTAGATCCAAAATTACGAGATCCTAAAAAAGAATTAGAAGATAAGAAAAAAGCAAAAATTGCAAGAGTTAAGAGAGAGAAAAAAGAGCGGGGCATAGTTTAAATAAATGAGAGGGCATCGTAGATTTATGGAGAGTGAAGGCAAGTGAGTATTGACTTTAGCCCACCGAGTTATAGGGCAGCCTCATCCGATTTAACAATCTCCATTTCTCCACTAGGACTTGTAGAACTTGCTGATGAAGAGTTCGAAGTACATGGTCCACGCCTAAATAGATACTCCCTTAACTGGGCAATGTACCTTGGTCACCACTGGGCTTATCGCCGTGAAATTGGTGAAGCACAAATGGTATTCAACTATTACCGAGCTTTTACAGATTACATAGTAAATTTTAGTTTTGGTCGCGGGGCATCATTCCGTAGCCCTTATGCCACAGAAGCAATCATCCCAGACGTCCTAAAAAGAGTGTGGGAAACAGATAACGACAAGCATGGCGTTATGTGGGAAATGGGCCAGCAAGGCGGAGTTTCTGGAGACTGTTTCGTAAAGGTTGCATATGAAGAGGCATTTACCGATAGCGTAGGCCGTACTCACCCAGGACGCGTACGTATCCTTCCTCTTAACTCTTCATTTTGTTTTCCAGAGTTTCACCCACACGATCGATCACGTTTAATACGATTTAAGCTTAAGTACCGTTTCTGGGGTACATCTCTTGAAGGAACACGCCAGGTATATACCTATACTGAAATCCTTACAGATGACCGCATTGAAGAATATATTAATGATGAGCTTATTGACTCACGACCAAACCCACTAGGCACTGTACCGGTTATTCATATACCTAACGTACGTGTTTCCGGATCTCCATGGGGCCTTTCAGATGGCCACGACATTATTGTTCTAAACCGTAGCTATAACGAAATAGCTACTGATATCTCGGACATTGTTAACTACCATGCGGCACCGGTTACTGTTATTACAGGTGCTAAGGCCTCGTCCCTAGAAAAGGGACCTAAAAAGGTCTGGGGCGGGCTACCAAAAGACGCTCAAGTATTTAACCTAGAAGGTGGCGGACAAGGTCTTGTTGGTGCTATGGAGTACCTAAAGATCATTAAAACATCTATGCACGAGATGATCGGTGTTCCTGAATCTGCTCTTGGTCAAGTACAACAGATTTCTAATACCTCAGGTGTTGCGTTAGCTATTCAATACCAGCCGCTTATGAATCGCTACAATCAAAAGATTGTTCAATATAGCGAAGGATTAAAGAGAATCAATGAACTTGTTCTTCTAACTCTTGCAGTTAAGGAACCAGAGCTCTTTATTTATAACCCAGATTTTAACGGACCTATTAAGTCTGATCAATTACAGGTTTGCGATCCTAACGATCCCCTTACTTATCAAACCTCTGTGCACTTCCCACAACCACTACCACTAGATAAGTTAATTCTTTTGAACGAAATCCAGACAAAGATGAGTATGAACCTAGAAAGCCGAGAAGGTGCTCTACGTACCCTAGGCGAAGAGTTCCCAGACGAGAAGCTAGAAGAAATTCGTTCAGAGCTTATTGCAGACGCCAAGGCCGATGGAGCCTTGAACCTCATCAAGTCACAGATCAACTCAGCTATTGCATCACTCACCGGATTACTACCTGAAGGACAGGGCATGGAAATGGCTCCTGGACAAGAAGCTGGGGCAGGCATTGGGCCTGGACCAACGGGTCAACCAGGAATAGTAACCCCATTTGAGGCTCAAACAATTGAGCAGATGCAAGCAGACTTAGTAACAAAAGCATATGGTACTAAGATCCCACAACGTCGAGGCAGAGCAGAAGACTCGAAATACGGGGAAAGCTAGAGTTTAGGCTGACAAAACCTAATAATTTTGTCAACCTACTACAAACGATATCCGCAGGTCATCGTGGCACTTATTCGGACAACGACCTCTTAAACCTAAGGAATAACTATGTCAGAAACGACAAATATTGTTGACGCACCGGCAGCTAAGGAAGCATTCTTCCAAGATGTCCCAGCACCAACAGAAAGCCTAGTAACACCAATGCAGTCTCAAACTCCTGATAAGTCCTACTCCGAAGAAGATCTTCGTCGGGTTAGAGAGCAGGAGAAGTCCAAACTCTATCCTCAGATAGATTCTTTGAAAGAAGAACTTAATATTCTGAAGAAGGAGCGCGAAGAACGTCTGGCAGAAGCTGAGAAGCTTCGTGCGGAACAGGAAGCTGAAGCCCGTAAGAAGGCTGAGGAAGACATGGATGTCCGTCAACTCCTTGAATCAAAGGAGAAGGAATGGGCAGATCGTCTTGAGACAGAAAAGCAAGAGCGTGAAAGAGCTTTCAAGCTTTTGGAGCGCGAGCGCGAGTACGCAGAATTAACTGATTACCGCAACCGCCGCTTACAAGAAGAAAGAGAAAACGTAATCCCGGAACTTCTTGATTTGGTTTCAGGCAATAATGCCGAAGAAATCGAAGCAAGCATCGCGGGACTAAAGGATCGGTCATCCCGTATCCTTGACTCTGCACAGCAGGCTATGCAGTCTGCTCGTAAAGAAATGACAGGCAGCCGGGTAACCGCGCCGCCGACCGGACCCCTCGACACTAATTCGGATCAACAACAGTTCACAGCGGATCAAATTGCCGCTATGTCGGTTACTGAATACGCAAAATACCGCGGTAAGTTGTTAGGACAAGCAGCAACTGATCGTGGCAAGGGAATATTCGGGTAGTTCTAAAGACATTACCTATCAATTAATTAATTAATTAACTAAGGAGTAACACCGACATGGCATCAGCCGTAACAGGTACCGGCAATTTAGCCGCTGCCCCAACAGCGTATTCTGGCGCTAACAGCCAGCTTACACAAGCAATTCAGACCATCTGGTCAAAGGAAATTCTTTTCCAGTCAATGCCTATTCTACGCTTCGAGCAGTTCGCTGTTAAGAAGACAGAACTAGGAGTTGCACCAGGTCTTCAGATTAACTTTATGCGTTACAACAACCTCGGCTTTGCCGGTACGCTTGTTGAAGGCGTTCGTATGGAAACTAAGGCACTAACAGCTCAGCAATTCTCAATCACAGTTGCTGAACATGGTTATGCAATTGCTGTTTCTGAACTCCTACTCAACGCATCATTCGATGACGTAATGGCTTCAGCCTCACGTCTACTCGGCCGTAACATGGCCCTATACCTCGATGGCCAGGCTCGTGACACACTCATGGCCGCATCTTCAGTTATCTACGGCTATGACCGCTCAGGTCTTTCAGCTGCAAATGACTGGTACGGAACAGGTACCGCTGGTACAAGCCGTGCATCTCTAACTGGCGCATTTGACCTCACCACAGGTGTTGTCAAGGACGCAGTAGAGACACTTGCAACAAAGAACATCCCACGGTTAGGTGAGACCTACGTGGCATTCATTCACCCACACCAGAGCCGCAAGCTTCGTGACAACCCAGAGTTTATCGAAGTAACAAAGTACGCAGCTCCAGGTAACTTCATGCTTGGTGAAATTGGTCGTTTGTACGACACAGTCTTTATCGAGACCACACAGATCCAGAAGGTAACAAACGGTGCAGGTTCAGGATACTCTGCAGACACCGCAGTTGCTGCTGGCAGCATTGTCTACCCAACTGGTGGAGGCTATACTTCTCCAGTAACAAAGACCGGTAACGGTAACAAGGATCGCTACACAGCTATCTTTATTGGTGACAACGCATTCGGTCACGCAATCTCTCTACCAGTTGAGCTCCGCGATGGCGGTATCCTTGACTTCGGTCGTGAGCATGCGCTTGCTTGGTACGCAATCTACGGTCTAGGTCTGATTACAGATCAGTCTGTAGTTCTAGCAGAAACCAACTAATTTAACCCGTTAGGGGGCGGGCCTTGAAATCCGCCCCCCAACACAAACTTACAGGAGAATAATAATCGTGGCAAAAGCAAAAGTAACAGACGTCACAGGACGTCAACGCGAAGAGC